ATAGGCATTGGTTGTGGAACTGGTATATCTATTGGCATAGGCATTGGTTTTCGTATTGGCATTGGTGGTACAGGTGCAGCTATTGGCATAGGCATTGGTGTAGGCATAGGCATACCCTTGCTAGGTCCAGGCGGTACAGGTGCAGCTATTGGCATTGGTGCAGCTATAGGCATAGGTTTTTGTGCTGGCATCCTTGGCGGCATCAACATATTTCTTATCATTATGCTGACCTCGCATTGTTAGCGAAAACGTCCATCATTTGATACATGAGATCCATGCCACGTTCTCTGCTTTCATCGTAACTAGGAACTAAACTTATAATACCACCATCACCTTGTTCCATATTATAAGAACCAGCGCCTCTTACTGCTTTGCCCGTCATTACAAACTCACCATCTGATAACATAGCTGGTATATCATCACTGGTTTCTGTGCCTGGCCCATTTATATCACCATCCATTCTTGGAAATTGACTAGGATTCATTTCACCACCCTCTTGCATTTGCACAGCTCCGCCTTCGGCATAAGCCATTACAGGTCCGCCATACATCATGCCTGCTGGCATACCACCTGATAGTTGTGGTATGGTGCCCTCTGGCAATAAACCAAACTCAACTGGGTTAGGTGCTGATTGTCCCATTCTTTTAGCTATTTCAGCTTCAATATTGTATCTGCCTGTTGGACTCATAGTTGTTAATGGTGTTAAAGGTACTCCTGTTTGTTTTTTAGCGTCTTCGTAAGCTAGTTTGCCTAAACCAGCAGCTAATCCACCTATGCCTAGCATGCCAAGAGGTGACATACCGCCACCGCCAACTTGAACGGGGTTTCCTTGTGCATCATATAAAACTTGTTGTTGACCACCGCCCATAAAGTTTTCTCCATACACATCTTGTAAACCACTCATACCACCAAAACCTACTCTATCTCCAATATTTTTTATAAAATCTGGTGTTTGCATCCCAAAAAAACTACCACCTTGTTGTTGTCCTTCACCTTCTACTACAGGTTGCTCACCACCACCACCAAACAAACCAAAGTAGCCTGACTTTTGGTCGTCCATGTATTGTTGTCCAATATTTGAGGCGTATTGTAATGGCTTAAATTCACCGCCAACACTACCTATGGCTCTTAATGAATCTCCAAAACCACCGCCTGCATTTAAAAAATCTCCAGATGTGACTGATTTTAAAGCACCATCTGGACCAAATACTTTTTGGCTACCACCAGCCATAACAGTCGCTAAGTCTCCGATACCGCCCTCACCTTTTGCTAATCTTAAAGCTGCGCTACCTTTGTTATAAACAATAGCAGGAGCCTGCCATGGCCCAGGTATTACTGCGGCATAAGGTGCGACTTTTTTTACGACTTTCTTTAAACTTTTACCTAATTTTTTAAAAAAGCCAAATTCTTCTAATCCTGTTATTTGGTTAAGCGAGGCTATACCTGTACCTACTACAGCCTTTTCAGGATTAATACCAAATTGATTAAACTTATTTTCAACCGCAGCTTCAAACTGTGCATCTTCCATAAATTCAGGAGGCATTACTATTTCTCCTGGTCTTAAATGAGCTAATTGTGTATCTTCACCATCGCCTTGCATAGCTAATTCTTCCGCTAATGCTGATAAAGGTGCATTAGCTTTCAGTTCAGCATTTTCCATTTGTTGCCTTAACACTTGCATGTCTTTACTAGACATTTGACCTTTCATGTCTTGCAGTGCTTGGAACATCATTGGCCCACCTTCTTGAGGCATATCGCCTATTTTTACTGATTCGGGTATATCAGTGCTTCTCATTACGTTGTCAGTATAGGGACCCTTAGGAAGCCTTGCCATTCCTCTTGACGGCGGTAGTTGATAACCACCTCTACCAAAACTAGGCATTTGGTTTTGAAGCTCCGTTACGAATTTTGCCATATCAGAAGAAGCTAAGTTTTCAACTATAGGAGCTGAAAGGTCACTAATTTTTTCACTGTCGGGATTAAGTGCTTTTGAAGATCTAAAAGCGTCTGACATTGCAGCTACCCTTATATCATCTGGATTATTTGGATTTCCACCTGGTCTAACGTAGTAGTCTTTACCATCTTGTGTTGTAAGATAAACAGAACCATCAGGGATGCTTTCTACAAATGTTTTAGGAGTGCTTGCCATTCCTACTAAAGCTCCAGCACCGCTTGGCATTGCGGCTGGTAAAGAAGCGCCACCTGTAAGTCTATTTATTCTTTTTTGTATTTTTTCACTTATAGCCATGTTTAACTCGTTGTTACTGTTACACTTCCTATACTTATAGTAGCACCTAAACCACTAGGATAAGTTTGGTGTTCATAAAGGTTTCTTAGCTCTGTGCCATCAAACGCTTGATGAACTTCCGTTGTAGAGTTAAATATAATCGTTCCTGTTGCAAATTGCAATTCAGAAAGCTCTGTAGAGTTGTAACTTTTTACAAGGTCTGGATCGGCTGCACCTAGGTTAATTTCTAATATTCGCACTAAACGATTAAAAAGATCTGCACTTACATATTCGCCATCTGCATTAGGCAAACGCGTAGGCAATAATTTGCTCAATTATCTTCTCCCAGAAGGTTGTATTTCTACACGAGTATTACCTAACCGCCATTTGTAATTTTTTCTATTAACCTCAGAAGCATCATCATCTGACTCAAAACGTAAGATAAATTGTCTAGCTCTTGAACGTAAAGACGCATAAGTGCTATCAGATTTTATTTGAGTGGTTGAATCAGTAGATAAAGACTGATTTGCAAAGTCTCTTCTTTTTACTAAAACATTAATGCACGGATCTTGGCTTGTGCCTGGATCATTAACAAACAACAAATCTGGTAGAATTTTTTTCAAAAAAACAAAGTTTTCACCATCACCAATATCTATATCAGCTGATTCTATAAAAACTCCATCCATTGCGCTTTCATCATTATTGAAACCTTTTTCATGCTCATAGATATATTTAGTAGAAGAGGCTTCGCCTGCTGCTAATGGTTTATCTAATACACCAGCTGCTAACCAACTATAACGTTCTAGTTTGCCTATACTCCAAGAGTTTTCTTCGTAGTTGTAAATTACATATCGAGATATTTCAGTTTCATTATCTTCAACTGACGGATAAAAAAACCAAACCTCTGAAAATTCTTCATTTAAACCTGCAAAACATTTGTATGCTTGTGATTCATCAAGATCTGAAAATACATAATCTTGTACTGAACAAGGTAGTTTTCTAACGGAACCGTTGTAATAATAAAAACCTTTTTTGGACATAAAAAACACACCTTGTGGTGAATTAGTAGCTGCTTTAGGTCCTATTAAACCAGCACCTTCATTAATTAAATTGATAGCAAAGGTTAATGGTGGCCCAATAAAATTCATAGAATACAAGGATGTATCTGTCCAAATTAAAATTTCTTGTCTAGCTTTTAAGCCTCCAACAATAGTTGAGCCTGACGATAGACGTAAGGAACCAGCAGTATTTGTAGATTTCGGCTCAAACTCTAATTCATTTTCTTGGTCACTAAAAGCAACCAACATAGGATCTATGGTTCCTGTACGGGAGCCACTGCTCAAAGGATCTGCTCCCAATACTATCAAGTGCCTGTCTGTTTCTGAGGTAATTATTTGTAATGCCTTAGTTGGTACTTTATTTGCTCCTGAAATACTAGATAGCTCTAAGGCACGAGTAGATAAACCGTTGTTTTCTTCCCAACGATAAATGCCACCGTTTCTAGGATTAAGCATTAAATTTTCACCATAGTTATCGTGTGTCCATAATCTAAGATTATTAGTATCTGATAATGTAGTTGCAGCACCCCAAGAGCCAGCACCCCAAGTTCCTACACCCCAACCTGTAGATTGTACATAAACATCAAGACCTGAATTTATTTGATATGCAGCATCAGTAGCAGAACCACCATTACCAGAATCACTAGAGTTTGCTGTAACTGTGTCTCCGTCTGTATCTTTAGCTGTAATTTCGTAAGTGTTTGTGCCTGTAACTAGACTAATTTGATATTCTTGATTTAACACTGCGGCAATTACAGTACCGCCCAAAGACACTGCACTTGAAAAAGTAACAAAGTCACCACTTACAGCACCGTGACTTGAATCTGTAACTGTAATAGTTGATGAACCGTTGGTAGCTGCAAATGTAGCAGCATTAGTTGTTGTTGTTCTTATCGGTGTAACATCATTGTAGGTGCCACCTTCTTCAATGTAATATTTATTAGTGGTTCCAACACCTAAATATTTTCTACCGCCTAATGAAATCCAAGAATGTAAAGCTCTAGCAGAGCCTACCGTATTTGAACTTGTAAGTTTTTCCCAGCCACCTATTTTTTCAACACGACCTTTTCGGAATCTAATTTTATCGCCGTCTACCCAACCACCTTCATTAGAATAGTCGGTTTCTTCTTTGTTTATTCCAGGTTTAAAATTTAATTTTGTTAGAGGCATTATTAGATTCTAACATATACACAGCTATGTTAAGCCAATCTGATTATGGCTCCTGTAGCTGTAACGCTTGGAAATACTATTGTAAAATCTCCAGCGGTTGAAGTTTTATCGCCGCCAAAATCTATTGCACACACTGCTTTATCTGATTGTGTGTCGTTATAAATTAAGCAACCTCTTGCTGTTACCGTTGCATTACTAAAAGTTAAATCTGCAAAATCACAGACTGCTGTGGTACTTGATGTTGTTGGTGTTACGCTCGTTAATGCACTGCCACCAGCTGTATAGTTGGTGCCTGTAGCCTGCCCTGTAGTGACATAAGCTGTTGTGCCTGCACCCAATGTAGCAGATGAAGTGTACAAGGCTAACTTAAAAGAATTACCGCTAGTTGCAGTAAAGTTATGTGTTCCAACTAAAAGCTCTTGTTTGAAACTTGTACATATTGCTGATGTTATTGCCATTATAGCTCCTTAATTATTTCAGCCATGTCACGGTGGCCCTGTTTTTCTAATAAATTTGCATAAGTCGTTTTTTTTGACTTAATTGCATTTCTTATAGTATATAAGATTACATCATAAACTTGCTTTTGAAAAGCTAGTGCTTGTTGTTTTACATGTTCAGGAGCATTGTCTGAAATACCGCATATTTTTTTAGTAGCTTGTTCTGCCCAAAATTCAGGATCATGTCCTTTATTCTGCGTAGCATGCACATTTACCTTACCTAATAAAAAATCTCCTTCTACACTCATCCTTTATATGGTTCTGGCGGAACTACATCCTCGTTTATTTTTAAACCTAGCTGTTCTAGCTGGTTATTAATTTCATCGTATGGACCAATAAAAAATTTACCTTCATGTGGCACAGCAACTAAAGGTTTATCTAATCTATGAAAACCATAAAGTTTTTCTGTGGCTGGCACATTTGAATCAAGCACAGTTGATCTGCCACTGATGCCTATGAGTATATCTGCACTCATACATTTGCTTATCCAAAACTCAACACAAGCTCTGCCTGCCTCAGCAAAGTGCATGTTTTCTTTGTAAGAGAAATCTATACCAAATAGATCTAAACGATCGACTTTATTCCATAAAGCAAAAGCTATAGCATAAGCAACTGTGTTATTAAGATATGCACACTTTGTATCATTACAAACCTCTTCTATAGGGTACATAACAGGGTTTTTTATTCTAGGATCTAACTCACAAGTATAAACTGGTGTTTCAGTTTCACTTAACACACGGCACATAACCGAAGTTTGTTTGCCTGCATCTTGTGTATCGAAAAAACGACTTGCAGGATCTAACATAAATATTCTGTCGCATGGGTATGTTGCTGCTGCTGAGTTTATGCACCAAACTTCATCCCAAGTCCGACCATTTTGTAATCCTATGGCAAAATCTACTTGTGATATGCCAAGACCAACGATGGCAACTTTCTTGCCTTCTAAAGATTCTATGCGATCCACTAGCTTACGCCAGTGCGTACTGAATCGTATCTGTATTCGTCGCGAGTGCCACGACCTTCTGAAACATTTTTCATTCTTGCTACTGCCTCCTTGAATCGTGCTTCTAACTGAGCAACGACATCAGCAGGTTCTTTTAAGAAAATTGCACCTTCTACTAAGGTGCCATACAACAATGCGTCTGGATAATCCGAAGACAAAAATGTTGTGCCACTGTCACTACCGCTTGTTAAAGAAGCTGGTTTGTTTAAATAATGTAATTCTACTGTGTAATTTGAGTCAGGCAAAGGAGAAATTTCAAATGCAGCATCATCAAATAAAGAATAATACTTAGGCTTTCCTGTAGTTGTGCCTGGTGAATACTCTTTTATAAAGGATGGATGTTTAAAATCTAAATACTCGTATGTGTTGCTATCTATAATAGCTAAACTCATAGGCGCATAAAAATCTGTTGGTGTTGCTAAAAACCGATTACTTGAGGTAAGTGTACCTTGAACATTTTTTCTTTGCTCTGGAAGTTGGACAAAAGAAAAGATGCGATCCTCAGCTTCTTTAATGAATGTAGATAATTGTGTAGTAAAAGTTGATTCAGAAACTTCTAAATAGTCTTGGACCGCAGTTTTAAGTGTAGCATAAGTAAAGCTCATGTTGTTACCGTTACCTCCCCAACTTCTGCACTAACAGAAAAAGTATCTAATAGTTTACCTAATTTGCCAGCACCCACATTAGTGTAAACCACAAAACTATTGTTGTCGTCCTGTTTTTCAGGTCTAGCGTTTCTTATAGCTTGCGGATCTAAAGGTGCAGGTCTAGGCATTAATTGTGGATGTTTTGGACTCCATTGATCTGGCCCAACCAAAAGTCCATCCCATGTTTTTTTCATTTCTTTTAACTTGTAACGAAAACCTGTTATATCACAGATTCCGTAAGCGTGTTTTCCTGATGCAAAAGCCATTATGCGTTATCGTAACTCCTTAAATCTGGTGATACCTTAAAAGATCCTCTATCTTCATCTTGTGACATAGCTCTTTCAAACTCTTCTTCATACATTGCCTTTAACATGCCAGTTCTTTCTGGTGCTTTTTTCAATGAAATGTAATAAGCAAGACCAGCAGCCAGACATGGGTAAAATCTAAATGGAAGATCTAAAGTGTTAGCACCAGCATCAGCATCATCCATTCTTGTCAAGACATTCATATAAATTGTATAAGTGCTTGACTTATCTGGTGCTGGCCAAACAGATATGGTAGGCGTAGTTTGTTTATTTATAAAAAATTGATTTGGTTTTCCAGTAGAAGTCTTATTTGTAATATGTGAATATTCTGCTCTACTTAACCTAGTCATTGGCAAATCTGTATTTTCTGAATTAGTTGTTTCACGAACAAAAACATCTAAAACATCTATAGGCGCAGTAGCGTTGGTACTATCAATATTGTAAGTGCTTGTATCTTTAACCATAGCAACGGTTTTTTCTGATATGGTCCATTGATTTAAACCTCTATTTGCCCATTCAGCTAACATAAGATTAAGACTTCTGCGAGCAGTTTTTAAATCGTAGCCTGTTCGTAACTCTACACCACACCTTTCAAATGCTTCTTCAACGTACTCAGCTACGTCTAATTCAAAATTTTTACTTCCAGATAATGCCATAATTACTCTTTATCTTCCTCTGAGGCGTACAGATTGTCAAATGTAACGAGCGGATCTGTATAGCTCTCATGGGCCTCTGCTGAATGAACCCACTGTGAAGGAGAAAAATCTGGAGGCCCTTCTCCTGTTCTCCATAAGGCAGGATTTGTTGCTCTAACGCGATTGTTCGGTAAAGCTACAAAATTTCCTGTATATTCACCAGCGTCTGTCAAGTATAGCACATGTGATTGTTTGTGTTGAGCTGGATCATCAGCTATAGAGTGCTCAGTATAGTCAACGGTAAACATGTATTTACCTAAGTAAAACTCGCCATCAATTTTGCAATACCAAGGACTAGAGCTAACACGATCTAAGGTAACAACACTATGATGATGACTTAAACAGTCCCAAGGTTGAGCTAAATGGTCTTCCATTGGTTTTGGCCATTCGGGTAAAGGCACATCTGCTATTAGAGCTTGTATGGGCATCCGTGCCCACATAGCACCTCCATGCACGTTTTCGTCTGGATAGTCTTCAAAGTCAGTTTCGCAACCAGTAAAAACTACTTGAAAGGACAAAGATCTATCTGGAATTGTATTAACTGCAAAAGCCAAAGCATGTAAATACTCGCCATGACCATGTTGATGGTTGGTTGTAAACTCTTTTCTAACCCAGCACTTAAACTGAGGTATATTTGATATTAAATACGCCACTACACATTTTTATAAACAAAATTATAAAAAACTCTTTTTTCTTTAAGGAAAAACCTTTTTTGTTTTGTTTGCCCGCAACAGATTTTTTGAACCAACTCCAAATCCAACTGCTGAGGCTTCTAGCGCTTGTTTAACAGATGCAGGTATATTACCCATGCTAGGATTAGCTTTCATTTCTGCTTTATAAGCGGCTCCGCCTTTACTCATGTACTTAGTACCTTTCATGGCACCACCCATAGATTTGTACTTAGTACCTTTCATGGCTCCGCCTTTAGCTCTGTACTTTGATTTTTTCATTTTTAGCTCCTTCCAAATAAACCCATATTAGATTTATTTAATCTTATCATACCACCATTTGCAGCAAAAGTTTTAACATTGGTTGGTTTCCCACCAACTCCTTGTGGTTTTGCTCTTTTTCTTCTTACTGCTGATTTAATTTGTGATTTTGACATACCTGCTGCTTTAGCAGCTGGCACGCATTTTGGATATTTTCTTTTAGCGTCTGCTTTTTGTTTAGATCTGCCACATTTTTTATAGCCACCACCTTTTTTTGGTGAGCCTATATCTACCCAATCTTCTTTAAACCACTTAGTTAAGCTCATTACATTGGTACTTTAGTTTTTTTACGCTTAGAGCCCATCATAGCTCCACAACCTCTACCTTGCACCATAACAGATCCACCTTTTGACATGTAACCCATTTTGTTACGGACTTTTTTCGGTAAATTTGGTAAGCCTTTATTGCTTGCTGGAATCGGTCTTAAACTTTTCATTTCGCCTCCTGTTGCTTTTTTTGCACCACTATAACCACCACCACGTTTTTTGTATGTTTTTACTAACCAAGCATTTGCATAAGCGCTAGGGTAAACATCAAATTTACGTTTGGCCTCAGATTTAACTCTGCTGTACAAACCAGGATTGGTTACATTTTTAGGTGCTCCACCCTTTTTTAATTTAATAGCTTCAAGCGTTTTAGCTTGACCTGCATGAGTTTTGCTTGCTTTTTTTAAGCCTTTAATTACTTTTTTTATTTTTGCTTTAGTCATTTAACACTTCCATCTTCTTCTTGCTTGCCTAATTCTTGAATTAGGATTGTTTCTTGTTTTAGCAGAGCTTTTCTTTAATTGCCCTAAAGATCTTGCACAATAAGACTTACGTCTTTTAGCAGCTTTGCTACCTTTTTTTACTTTGCCTGTAACGGCAGTTTTTAGTTTAGATCCAGGGTTTTTTCTACGATACGCAGCAACACCTTTTTTGGTCATTCCCGCGCCACTCTTGGTAGCGCGGTAATTACCACCTTTACCAGTAGTGCGAGCAATTGCTTTTGCTCGCTTCTTGGTTGTTGCCATTAATAATTTTTGTTTAAAACCAAAATTATCAT